GCTAGAAGGGAGGGAATCCCGCCGGTCGTCACAGCCGAATCGAACTTCACGGCCTGTCCAGGGACAAGCGCAGTAGCCTGATTGAAGCTAACCTGCGCCTCGATGACGCGGGGGAAGCTACCGGCACCCGTGCCCAGGGCGCCCTGGACCATGGACATCGAAAACTGATTTAGATTGATGTTAGACATTGTGTTCTCCTATTTAACCCTGCCGTATTTCTTCCGGCCTGCGGCCAGCCGATCCTCTTGCGTGACGTATGAAGCCTGCTGCGTGGCGGGACGCTTATCCATGATCTCGGCGAATTCCGCCCGCGAATTATGGACATGGCCTTCCTCAAGCTTTTTCTGCGTCTCGTCGCTCTGCTTTTCCTGCTCCCGCTGGGGCTTGCCCTTTTCATCGTTAAAAGTCTCCTTGGGCCGAGCGGACACTGACTTATCATGAACCGATGATTTCACCTTCTTCTCGGCTTCCTCGCGATCCTCATCCACGTCATCGCGCGGCTTTTCCTCTTCATGCGGCCTGGAAAGCTCGGCATTTTTGACGCCTTTATGCTTTCGGTATGCCTCAACCATGTTCTTGACGGGAACCTTCTCGCCGTCAATTTCAATGGTAGAGTCATCGGCCACCGCGTTCTTGATTTCTTCCTGCTCCGCCATGTAGCTGTTGAGAACCTCGCCTAAAGGAATCTTGGCTCCGTCAACCATCACGAAGCGGGCATCCTTTTCCTCAGGCTTTTGCTCCTGCGTCTTAGAAAAGAGCTTAATCATTTTTTCACCCCTTGAGTTGCAGACAATCATCGCATCCGAATACTTCGGATCGCGCACTACGGCTATGTGCGTGTAAACTCCGTCCATAAATATGGCTGAGTAAGGAAGCCCGTTGTGGATACCTTCCTTCTGGTCTATCTGTGTAGGCATATAAGCGCAGGAAATTGACCATTGCGGATCGCGGCAATGAGCGATGCAGTCCTCGTCCCAAATCAGAGCCTCGCACCAATACCAGCCATCCTCCCCTTTCCAGACCCTGGAAATAACCCCTGCGGCTATCTCCTTGAAATTCTCCGGCTTGGCATTGGCGTGCGTCCGGTCGATGATCGGCTTGCCTACCAGGCTTGCGGACATCTTGTCCAGGCATTCCATAGGAACCAGGACGGTGCCCATGTTTTCGTAATGAACCGGGCCCGGCTCGATGAAGCGCATCTTGACCCCTTTGGGCCATTGCGTTCCGTTTTCGATTTCGATATTTTGAATCATTCATTTATGCTTGAAGTATTCAACTTCACCTTCGTGCTTCTCGGCCGCGGACTTGGAATCGAAAGTTCCTAAATTCTTGCCCTCATGCGAGAGAAGGCGATACTTGCCGTCTTTGAGCTTTTCAATGTGATTGCTGATTTTAGGAGTGGAAAGCTCGCCGCTCTGCGTCCTCTTGAAATGCGTAACGTGGGAACCGGTGGCGGGATTCTTGGGTAAAGTGGAAGTCAAGGTCTCAAGGAATTTGGGCTGATCGTGACGCTTGGGCTTTTCCGGGTTTTGCGGGCTTTGCGGGGCGTCGGGGGATTCCTGATTTGCCACGCTGTCCCAGGCCTTTTCGCGCTCTTCTTCCGATTCCCTGGCAAAATCACGGGACAAGGCTCCCATCCCAGGATATCCACGGATGGAACCAAGCACCGCGGCCGCCGTTCCCTCCGTGATGCCCTTAACCTTTAGTTTTACGTCCGCGTTCTTGATAAGGCAGGTCGCGCCGGAAAGTCCCGGATAGGCCATCTTGGGATTTTCTTCCCTCGGGGCCGGATTGCCCGCCATGGGATAATGCCCGGAAGCGGTAGGAGTCGTCGCCTTATCATGACTCGCTTTACTGATTTCCTGATGCCCGAATTTAGCGCGATCGGCCAACGGTCCGGTCTGCGGCTGATCGTGCGGGCCAAGAAACCAAGTCATGCTCTTATTATTTAGCGTGGCGATAAAAATGTAAAGAAAAAACACTTGCCAGAAATTGCCAGAATGGATTGCTTCCGACGAGGAAAGGCTATTTACTGTTCAGGCGATCAGCGGCCGCCTGTGATGCGGTAAAGGCTTCTAACGCTTATGCTCCATCCCAGGGCGCGCAGTCCGGCGATGGTCTCATAGGCCGCTTGCTTCTTGCTTTTTACGGAGCATAACCGCCTGTATTCACGCTTCGCTTTTTTCTTGGCCACGGGAGGTATCATTTGCCCTCCACGATGGTCAAGTCTCGGCACCTGCAATTCCAGAGTATCCCTGGATTGGCGCGTAAACCGCGGCGGATATCGGCTATTGGAGGTTCCGCGTATTTGTAGATTCCACCCTCAAGGGCCGCATGGTCCGGCCTGGTCTTGGCGTCCATGATGGCATCCCACTTGTAGCGCGTAAATCCAAGCTCCGCTAGGTTTCTTTGCCGATAAGCCATGGCCATGAGCCTGGTTTCGTTGGAAGCCAAGAATTCGGCTTTGTTCTTGCTTATGCCTATTTCATCCACGATGATCTCGGAGATTTTTTCGGCGCGATATCCCTCATCGGACAGGGCTTCGATTTTAGAGCGCAGCTCGATGACGCGCTCTTTCATGAAACCTTTGATGTAAAGGTCCATGTTCTCGGTATAGTCGCGCCTGAAAGTCTGCCTCTGCTCATCGGTCATCTGTTTATCTACGCTGATAGCCCGGAGGCTCTCGGAAAGGCTTTTATCCGCCGCCAAGGCCGCGCCACCGGACTCTACGTCGTATCTTGATCGTGAGGCTGTAGTTTCTATGGAATCGAGGGTTCCCCGCAACGCCGCGGCGATTGCGGAGTTAAGCTCCCGCCGCCACCGGATCGCCTCAAGGATAAGCCCGGAGGGTTCAAGCTCCCAATCTCCGCCCCGTTCGCGCCGCGCGCCAAGCTCCTTAAAAGCCTTTGAAATCTTGGAGTTCCCTTTTCCCTTGAATTTGCCGCCGCTAAAATATACTTCACCGCGCCGGATTGCGCTCGCTATGATTTCATCGTAATTTTCGGCGTTCCATATTTCCTTCTCCGCCGCGAATGGATAAAGCATGATGAAAGTGGCGATGAGAGGATTTACGATTTCCTGCGCGAAGATGATATCAAGCTGCTCTTTTATCGGCTCCCAATATTTCGAGCCGATACGCATGGGTGGAAGATATCTCATGGCTCAGGATTCCGTTCGGATGAATCCTTTGTCGCTCCAGGAACGATATCCGAACCACGGATAAGCGGATGGGAGATGCGGGAGGTTGTCGCAGCTCCGCGCAGCGCGTCATTTCCGGAGCCCGCGGGACTGCCGGGCATGGCGGTAACGCCGGGCATGGATTTCCCCTGTCCGGCGAATTCGCGCTCCGGCATATCCGCCAAATCCAGCTTCTTAATCCAATCGGCGGCCGTGGGTTCGTTCATGGAAGTCTGTGAACCGAAGAGCTTCTCCTTCTTGGCAAGCTCCAGGATTTCCTTGTCTCCAAGAATCCCGCGGTCAAAGAGGGTCAAGAGACGATTGAGCTTGGAAGTCTTTACTGACTCTTCGTCCACCGAGCCCAATATGCGAAGCGGCGCGAAATCAAAATCTATGTCCACCTTGCGGCCGAAAAGAGAGAAACACAAGACTTCGAGTATCCTTCGCAAAATGGGCCTGGCCGGACGCCTTACTTCCGATGTCAGCATACTGTTGTAGTTTTCAATGTCAGCTTCCCCGCTGTTGAATCCGGAGGCGGCGATGCCGAATATCTTGGTCATCGGCATACGAAGAGCCGCCGCCAATTCCAGGCGAGACTCACGGTAAATCTCCGCAAGCCCGTTGAAGCGCAACTGCTTCTGCTCGAATTCATCCGCGCTATCGAGCAAAAGAGCCGAATTGTAGTTCTTGAAGCGATTCATCATCTCCATACGCTGATTTGTTCTATTCTCAGCCTCGGAGGAAAGCATCTGATTGGCGAAATCATTGAATCTGAACACGTCCACCTTGGCCTCGAACAAAAGGTCGTAGATGACGTTCTTGACGCGGATATACTGGTTGAAATCGGGCACGACCCGCTCAAGCTCGGACATTCCCCATCCCGCTAATTGCCAGCGCAGGATGTAGGGAGCCTGCTTGCCCATGATGGTCAGGACCTTCGAGCCGTCAACGACCTTGCCGTAAACGTTATATTGCTTGGAGGTCCGCCACGCGGAGCCAAGCTCCCACCGATTGGCGGCATAGAAATCAACAACCCTCCGGCCGCTCTTGGCCAGCAGCTTGTAATCAAGCGGGGCCTCCATGGCCCCGTCATCGGCCAGGATAATGGCGGCCCCGCCGAAGAGCCGTGCCCATATAAAGGCCTCGATAACGACCTCCATTATTCCCTTGCGCTCGATGACATCCTGTAAAATTCCGATTTCGGCCTCGGAAAGTTCATTGGAACGGATATCCAGGCCGCCCCGGAAAGCGTCAAGAACAGGTTGGTCCACCAGGGTCTGGATAATGCCGTGAGTTTTGTAAGCGTAAATCAGGATGGTCCAATCAATGGTGATTGGCGCATACATGTTATTGCGGAGCATGGGCCCGAAACTGGTAAGGGGGCTCTGTCCCATGGCGTCCCCCTGGGCGCCAGGAGTTCCCGCGGTCAGGGAAGCCAAGGAGTTATTTATCTGCATGAATTTCGAGTCGTTCTGGTTCCTGATTTCCTTGTTGTCGGCTAATATCTTGCGCTCTATACGCGCCATGCTTTGAAGCGCGTTGAAAAGTTCCATTCCCGCTTGAGTTTTAGGCTTCGGTTTCGCGTTCGGATTAAATTTTTTCATTGCAGGGGCATCCTTTGGTTATATATCTGTTCCATGCGTTTCAAATCGCTAAATCGTTCAAGCTCCTCTGGGGTTCCTAATCTGTCCCATACCGTGATCGCCTTGGGGAGCAGATTTACGGCAAGAGCTAGGGCCGCTACGCAGTCGTCATGGCAGCGCGCCGGTGCGGACATTGAAATTGAAGTCACCCGCCCTTCGCTCGTTTTTATTTGATACTCGAAGGCGTCCAGCTCCTGCCGGATGATGCCGTCTGGAAAACCTATACGGCGCGATTGTATGGCGACGGCTAGTCCGGTCATGAGGTCCTGCTTGGACGACCAGGTGAACTTGAAGCCCTGGTAGGAAGACCCCATATCTTTCTGGAACTGGTCTACCACCGGATCGCCCACGCCGGACGCATCTAACAAAGTCTTATGGTGCCCGCAGATGGCCTTGACGCGCTCTATCGTGGCGGGCCAGGGCAGGTCCTTCCACCTGTCGAAAGCGCATACCATGCCATCCTCGTCCAGCCCGATAACGACCGTGTAATCCTCGTATTTTCCGAAATCGACCCCGAAACAGCGGGGGGGCTTCATGGACATCAACTTAACGCAGGCGGCGATATGTTGCAAACCAAAAGGATTTCCCCCGTCCTCGGAGGCCTCGGCGTAGTAAAGCTCGCGGAATATGGCCTCCGGCAAAATGCGCTTGGCATCCTCAATTTCGGAAGCCTTGACGATATCGGCTTTTATGGCATCGTCCGAAGTGATGCGCGCGTATTTGCAATCCGGGGCTCCCTGCTCGGCCGCCCGGCATTGCTGGAAAAACCAATTCTTCCGCCCCCTCACGTTACCAATGGCGCGCATGGGTCCGTTAGTTGCCGTCAGCGTGGAACGGACGGCGAAGAATACATCCTCGCGCGTTCTGGAAGCCTCGTCTATGACGCAGGCCCCGACCTCCGCTCCGTAAAGGGCGTCGTATCTATCCCCGGACTTGAAATGAATAGTAGCCCGCTTGCGCTCATCATTGACCTTGAGCGAGATGGTCATGTTGGTCTCGTTTGTCTCGCGATACTCTGGGGGGATGGCTTTTCTCATGCGCTCAT